TTTTCATTCACGGCGCACTTCAACATAAAGCCGCTCACCTCTTCCATTGGCATGGATTCAAGCGCCTGCGCTGCCTCTCTGGTTGCTGCAGTCTGGCCTTTGCGGTCGGTCATGATATGCACAATACGCGAAAGGATTGCTTCACTTGCCTGCACCTCAGCGTTCTGCGCAATGACGATAGCCCCACGGAATGGCGGCTCATAGGTTTCATTGCCCGAGTTTTTCAACCCCCGCGCGCGAACCGAGCGGCCGTTGAAAGCAGTCTTCAGTTCATCCCAGTCAAAACCTTTTTGCTTCGCGTCCTTACCGTCACCGCGGTCGCCCTCAATGAGTACAACCGGCATGTTTGAAACCTGGCTAAAGTTACGAGCTCGCGCTGCCAGCGTTGACTTCGAAGGGTCAAAGCCTTCATAGTCGCGACGGCCGCAAAGCTTCCACATGAACTCAATCAGTGTCGATTTACCAGTACCGGGCTCACCTACAATTTCAAGAAACGGAAAGCTCTTGTGCTCTTCACGTATTTGCTCAGCAAAAAGCGAACCGAACCAGAACGCCAGCGCGGCAAAGCCCTTAGCGTCAAAGGCATTCCACAGGGTGTTAGCCCATGAGGTGTTCAGCTTTTTAAAGTCGGTCTCGAGGTGCAGGTCAACAGACTTGTTTAAACTCTTAACGCTGAGCTTGCCAAGGTCAAAGTAGTCTTCTTCGTTGAGCGTCGACACCTGACCATCTTTAACCGCCACATCACCCAGCACGTATGCACGGTGCGTTTTGCTGTAACCAATGAAGTCCACTGTTTGAACACGCTTAATGTCGTAAAGCTGCTCTTTCATTAAGCGGTCTAGTTGCCCCGCTGTACCAGTCCAGACCGCACCCGGCGCAACACCCATCAAGCGCTTTTTAAACTCGCTGGCACTGGAAAGCTGGCCACCAGTAAACGTGTTCTTTACGTCTTCGCCGTCATGCGGAAAAGAAACCTTGAAGTAGTACCAGCTTTCATCAGTCAGTTCATTCGCCTGGTAATACAACGCTTGCGGGTAGCACGCTGCAATTTCAACTACGGTACCAGACTCTTTAAGCGCTTCGTCCTTCAGCTCTTCTTCGTTGCGCCCATCGTTATCAGGGCTGTTAATAAGCTGGTCCAGCGCCTTGTTGTAGCGGTCAAGGTCCATCTTAAACCAGTAAAGGCGGCTGTCTTTGCTGAATGGGAACTCCTTCTTGCCCGTTTTGCGGTACATGAGCTTTGCTTTTTCGTTCGCACTTTTCGCGATCAGCAGGTCGCCCAGGTATTTGTATTCTTTCAAGTCATCAGGTTTCAGCCGGTCACGCTGCAGCAGCTCATTCCAGTCCAGCTTGAAGCGGCCTTTAGGTGGCTGAGCTGCGCCGCATTCCCAGCCTTCTTTGCGGTATTTGGTGACAAACTTACGGGTGAATTTCTCACCGGCCTTGCCATCGTCCAGAGCAAATATCAGTTTTGGACGCTTCTTAACGCCCGCGTTCGCCAACCGCTTCTGCAGCTGCTCCAGCGCAATGTCAGGGTAGTTGTTGCAGCTCATTAAACTAACGGCCTGAATGTCAATATGCGTGAGCGCAATAGCGTCAAAGATGCCTTCAACTAACCAGATTTCATCTGTATTGATGTCGAACGTAGGCGGCTCCCACCAATAACCTTGGTAACTGCCTTTAAAGTTCGCCTTCATCTTGCCGAAGCGCTGGGGCTTATCAATAAAGCGCTCCCATGTTGCGCCGTTCGGCAGGTCGAATAGCACCGTGGCGGTGCCAATATCGCGCTTAGGGCACCAGTAAGAGCCTTGTTTAAACCAACCGCTGATTAACTCTAGGCGAAAACCGCGCGCATCACGCATGTATGCCTTGGCAGTGGCAATAGGGTCTTGTGGTGTTGGCTGGAATCGCTCTGACCAGCTATTGAACAGATCGGAATAAATGTCCTTGATATGAATTTCAGAGCCGCACTTATTCAGGCGGCCGCAACGCAGCACCCAAGGCGCCTCAGAGTTTGCATACAGTTCTTTTTTACCACAACTGGGGCAACGCCCCTGCTGAAGAAAGCCCGTAGCGCCCTCTTTAAAGTCGTAGTCATTTAAAAGGCGAGGTAAAACCTCGCGCTTCAGTTCTAAATTCATTAGGCTGCTCCCGTTAACCCACGCACGCGGGCTTAGCCGTTTGCTGTTTTTGTTGTTATGCCACGAACCTCAAGGTTCACAGACGGGTCAGGCATTGCTGAAGGGGTAATGGTGTGAACAATCTCTTCCATGGTGGCGTAGGTGTGGCCACATTCGATGTTCTGGCACTGCAGGTATCGCTTGGTGACAAGCTTACTTTCCTCTTTGGATGAACGAACCTTGGCGCATGAACCGCAGTGAGGGCACTTGTAGCGCCGAGTGGTGTATCTTACTTTTCCGTTCAGGGCGGGCTTGTTACTTTGCATGTCGCTAACTCCTTCTTGCCATTGCCGGCAGTTATTTATTCTTTTCTCTAATGGACTCAACTACCATCATGCGCACCTGGGCGCTTACCGAACGGAAGTTTTCATCCGCGCGGCGCTCAACCTCTGCAAGCTCTTCAGGCATAAGGCGAACCCAGACAGGCTTCGAGGCGACACCCCGGGGGGAATATGTACGTGCTTGTTTTTTTGTAGTATTCATGGCTGTATCATTGTGTAAGTTAAATAAGTACAGCTATTCTTTCTATATTCATGCAAAAAGTCAACGGTGATTTTGAACGATAAAAATTATAAGGCAATATCAAAACGCTTGGCGGAAGAAAGAACTCGCTTGGGGCTGTCTCAAACCAAAATGGCGGAACTGGGCGATTACAGTCTGGGCGCTTACCACAACTACGAAACTGCAAAGAAGCTACCAGACTTGAAATACCTGATAACCGCGCAGGAAAGGGGGCTTGACTTGCTTTATGTTATTCACGGAAGGCGCAGCAGCGAAAGCGGAAGCGAAGCGCTTCAGGGGCTTATGAGAAAAATTGAACAACTCAGCGAAAAAGAAAGGGCCGCAATCACGGCCCTGGTCGACGCGCTTGCAACCTAGTCAGGAACCGCGCTGTTTTTAACTTCCATCTCTAACGCTGTCGTGAAGCCAGCATCAGAAATCGAGTGGGTTACTCGCACCAATATCCAGTCTGCAGCGTCTATCTGGCGCTTGTAACCCTCTACCTTCACTGGCGTTTCAGGGTACAAATCAGCATTACCTTCCGCCAAAGTCACAGTAAAACTGGCCGCCCCGCGTTGAATTTTATCCCATGCTGCCCGTGCAGCACGCTTTGCGTTGCGCTCGTTCGCGTAAATATGCCTGAGCACCTTTACGTTCTCGCTGTCGCCGGCCATGTACTGATTGTCGCTTCCGGAAACTTCAGCGCTGTCTATTTCCGCTCGGTCGTTATCTTGCCATTGAGCAACCACCCCAGTGTAAGCCTCGCGGTCAGCAACAGAGAAGCTGTGCATGTCGCCCTGCTGGCGTTTAATTGTGATCGCATTGAGGCGCATGCCGCTGGCTGTCTTGCTCTCGCCAGACTTAATGAAAAGCAACCGTTCATTTTTAACCGTAGCAATGGCGTCAAACTCGGTAGCCAGGCGGGAAAGAAAGCCGGCATCTGACTCACTTTGCTGGTCGATATGCTCAATCACTTCACTTTGCCATTGTTCATCAACAGCGCTTTGCAGGTTATGGCGCCCGGCAATAATTTCAACAATATCCTTTATGCTCAGGTCGTCATAACTCTCTTCGTGCAACCGCTGCAGGCCTGCGCGCATGTCTGCAGATTTACCCGATATGCTCAGCACGTCAGCGGGCCCAGTGTGTCGAACCTCGTCAATGGTGAAAACTCCCTTATCAGTCAGCCCTTCACCCGCCCAGCCAATCCAGACTTGCATTTTTGCGCCCCGCGGGGGCATGTCAAGCTGGCCGTCACTGTCATCAAGAGCAATGTCCACGGTATCGGTCTCAAAGCCCTTGTTGTCGACCACGCTCAGATTAATCAGGCGGTCTTTAATTTCGGTGGTAATGTCATTGCCATTCACCACCACCTTGTAAGCCGGCTGCTTTCGCTCGTTGTTTTTGGGTAGCATCAGCGCAGCCCGCCTAAGATACTTGCACCCAAGCTCAGGTTGCCAAGGTCAGCACTGCCAATGCGGTTGCGTGACTTATCATCAGTACGCTTTAGCTTCATGCTGAATTCAATCTTGCGGGCAGCGCCGTCATTGAAAAACTCGGTCTTGGTTTCCTTGATATCCAGAATTGCAAAATGGCCGTACGTGTAGCCTTCGCCATCTATCAGCGGGTAAGACTTACCACTGTCAGCCATTCGGGTGACCTCGTTCAGGCTGGCTCTGCCACCAGTAACCTCTGGCCGCAGTTCTCCGCTGAGCGTTATAAATTCGTTATCTACCCCTGTAAACTGACTGGATGGCCGGGCGCCCACCCGGGGGTTGTCCGGGTGTCGCCAAGCTTTGTCATGCTCAAGGGTTTGGTAAGGTGCGGTTCTTCGCTCAAACACAAAGAACCCTAGCGTCATCATCATGCGCAATTACTCCAAGTCAGCTAAACGCGAACGCTCGCGCGCAGCTGCGCGGCGGTCTCTCTCTTCAATTTGCCGCGCAACTTCACGCGCAATATCTTGCGGGCTTTGCCCAGGTGCAGCCTGAATAACAATAGCCCCTGGTGCAATCTCTGTGCTGAACTGTTGGGTCAGCTGAGGCGACGGCTTGGAAACCTGCGCGCGCTGCCGAACAAAGGCCTGCTCGTCCGTGTTTATTCTGCGTATCACGTCAGAGTTGTCAGGCATTCCGGCTGACTCAACCCGCTCACGAATGGTGCGTGTGGCGTCCTCAATCTCAGGCAGTGAAGCGGCTTGCAGCTCCTGAGTTATGATCATGGTGCCGTTCGGCATTTGCACCATGCGCGCAGGCTCAACCACTTGGTTTATTTGCTGCGGCTCCGCCGCCGCTGGCATGGCAACAGCCCCAAGCATGATAGTTCCAGCCGCTGCAGCTTTTAGCTTGTCAATGCTTCGGTCCATCTCCTTGATGGGCGCAGCATTGTCACCAAGACCGATGGCCAAGCCATTCATGGTGTCATCACCATACTGCTGAAACACCTTGCTTGGTGAGTTAATGCCAAGCTTTTCTTTAAACCAGCCTGCAACGGATTCAGCGGCTCCGGTAACGCGGTCGCGCACCTCAGCCAGCTTGCCCGTTATACCGCCCATAAGGCCGTTCAGTATCTCAGCGCCAAAGCCATTAAACCGCTCTGGCAAGCTACCAAAGAACTGAAAGGTCGACTGCCAGCCTTGCATAATCAAGCCAAGGGGTGACCACTTGAATATGGTTTTCATCAGCTCCCACGTTTCAACTGCAGCCGCGTGCCAGTCAACCTCTCGGATCCAATCAAGCACCGCAGTAAACCCTTGAACAACCAAGCCNAGTGGCGACCATTTGAATACGGTTTTCATTAAATCCCATGCTTGCGAAGCTCTACCCGCCCAATCAATCTGACCAAGCCATTCGGAAGCCGCCGAGAATCCTCGGGTCATCAAGCCCAGCGGTGACCATCGGTAAATGGTTTTCATCACATCCCAACTGCGACTTGCTGCGCCCCGCCAGTCTACGCCTTTTAACCAGTCGACCGCACCACCAAAGGCGCGAACCATCAAGCCAAGTGGCGACCATTTGAAAAGGTCGCTCAGCGTCACTCCAAAGCGGTCCATAATAGACATGGCGCCTTTAACCAACCCGCCCAACATTCTGAACGGTGCGGTTACCAGGTAAATAGCTGGCTTAATGATAGCCGCCAGAACGCGGCTAAACGCTTCACCTGCAGAGCCTGCTTTTTGCAAAGAATCAGATCCGGACTCCACAGGCGTTAACAGCCCCGAGAACCAGCCGGCCACTGACTTAATAACTGAGCCAAGCCCTTTAAACACATCAATGACAGGGCTTAACGCTGGCATGATTGGCGCGAACACGCCTTTAAAGAACGCTGTCAGCGGTTCCCAGTATTTGCGCACCAGAATCACGGCCGCGACAATTCCAGCAATGCCCGCTATTACCCAGCCAATCGGGGTGGCCATCAGCGCGGCGCCAAACTTCAGGGTAATTGCAGTCAACCCTTTAAACACAGCCCCCAGCATGGGCAATAGCTTTATACCCAGCACGGTGGTGGCATATCGCATCATAGCGAAGGGACCAAGCAGGCCAGCAATCGTTAAGGCCAGCGTGCCGCCTACAGCGGCCAATGCGGCAGTGGCACCGGCAACCATGGTAATAGTTCGAACCAGCTCAGGGTTTTCCTTCATCCATGAGCCAACGGAGCGAACCACTTCGGTTATATTCTGGATCAGCTCTCGGATTCCCGTGTCATTGGTTTCGAATAGTTGAATGCCAACATCTTGCCATGCAGAGCTTAGGGATTGCATGTCGCCCTTGGCGTTGTCAGCCATTACATTGGAAACTCGCATGGCTTCACCAGCAGAATTTTCGAGTATGCGAACGAACTCTTCAATCGCACCTTCCCCTTGCTGCTTAACCAACTCGGATATACCCGCGCCGGCTCGGGATCCGAATATCTGCGCCAATACCTCCGCCCGCTCTGCATTTCCCATTTCTTTGGTGGCGTCCATGACGTCCTGCAGAATAGCCGGCATAGCCCGCATGTTGCCTTCAGCATCTTTTGTGCTGAGCCCTAGCGAATCCATTGCAGCCGCTGCGGGCCCTGTTTGGCTTACCAGTCGATTGAATATTTCCCTGAGCGTAGTACCCGCCTGGCTACCCTGAATACCAATATTCCCTAGCAAGCCAGCCATGGCCGCCGATTCCTCCACGCTGATACCCAACTGCCGCGCATTAGGACCCATGTATTTCATCGTTTCACCAAGCATATTCAGATCTACGTTCGCTCGCGTTACTGTCGCAGTAAGAACGTCGGCAAGCCGATTCATCTCAGCAGGCGCCATACCGAAGGCTGAAAGTATATTGGATGAAATATCCGCCGTTCGCCCTAGCGCAAGGTCACCCGCCCTGGATAGCGCGAGCATTGCGGGCATAGCATCTTGTATCGCTTTAGGATCGAAACGAGCCATGGCCAGAAAGCCCTGACCTTCACCGACCTCTGTTGCTGAAAAGCTGGTGGTGGCCCCTAACTCCCTTGCCTGCGCCCTGATAGCGGCCAGCTCAGCAGAATCTTTTTCTAAACGCGTCATAGCCTGCACTCGGCTCATGGTCGCGTCAAAATCAGCGCCTGGGGCCATGGCTCTACTGCCGGCATATAGCGCCGCAGAGCCGCCAGCTGCAGAGCGAGCACCAACGCCCGCAAGCTGCCCCCGGAACTGCATGGTCTGGTCATAAGCCTGCCGCGCTTGAGAAAGCCTGCGGGTCTGCTCGTTTACCTGCTGTAGCTCGCGCTTTTGTCTGGAAAGCGCCTGTGTTGCCTGGTCAGTTTGCTGGCGAAGGTTGCGGCTCTCTTGCGCAAGGTTGCGGGTGTTTACACCGCTTTGCTGCAGCGCGTTGCGTTGCTCGCGCGCAGTTCTCGTCAGCGAGTCTTTCTGGTCACGCAGACGGCGAACGTCTGCCTGGGCGCTCTTCATTTCGCGCGCCATCGCTTTTGTCGGGTTTTGTGCGTTTCTGAATTCACGTGAAAGCTGCTGAGCGCGCTGCTGGGCACTGTTCAACTCTCGGTTTGTGGTTTGCAGGGAGTTTTGCGTTTGGCGGAAGCCATCAACGCGCTTGGCCTGGTCGTTTAGTTCGCGAATGCGACCTTGCGTAGCTCTTATATTTTGAGAAGCTCTGCTGGCAGCCTCACCAGTCGAGCGTAGCGGCTTGGTTATCTTGTCTACTGCAGAAAGCAGCACCTGAAGGCGTAGTTGTCCTGACATTATTACTCTCGGCGGTTCAGGGCCTTCAGGCGGTCAATGGCTTTTTCTCGCCATCCGGCTAGTTCTTCTAGCTCCATGGGCGCCATATCTTCCGGCGCCCAGTGGAACACGCACGCAATGTCTGCCATTGCGTCATCAACTGAGTTAACTAGCTTTCTGAGCTCTCCATCTCGCCCCGCATCTTCCGGCTGAGCAAAAAAACAGATAGCGCACTCCCGATTTGCACCAGGTCGGCCGGGTCTAGGTTCATCACTTCCATTTCACTAAGTGACGGCTGCGTGATTCGAGGCAGCACTTTGTTTAATGCGTTCACGTCCATTTGCAGAACATCGGTGAGCGCAACGCCACGCAGCTCACCTGAACGCGGCTTACGAATCGTGATCACCTTAATGACCTCTTCACCACGTTTTACCGGGGTATCTAAGGTCACTTTCTCAAACTGCTGCTGGGGCTGTTGTGTTGGTTTTTTTGCTTTGTCAGACATGCTTGCTCTCCGCTTAAAAAAGCCCCGTGCCCGGGGCTTTGGTTGGTTTAGTTGGGTTGGTTAGTTACAGGCCAATAGCGCGGCGGTGCTCTTCGAGCATGTCAACGCCATTCACAATGTGCACCATGGCCACCGTGTCGATTTCAACTACGGTTTCACCGTTCACCACTTCTTTGTAGTAGGTGTTCACAAAGTTAACCGTGGTATTGCTTTCTTCACCGGTCTTGTAGTCGCCACGGTCGATTTCCTGAATGCGGCCACGCTGCACAATCTCCACAGCAGTAACTTCGCCCGTATCGTCCTGCTGGAATGAACCAGCAAAGCGCAGCATTACGGCGTCATGCGTAGCGCTCGCGCTGTTGCGCAGAATGTCAGCTTCGTAACCACCCAAAATGCAGCTGGTGTCTAAAGCGTCATCGTCAAAGCCCATGTCCGTTTTTGCGGTACCAGGCATGCCGCCACCGCGATACGCTTCCATTTTTCGGCTCAGGCTTGCGGGCGTGAATTGCTCCGCTTGGCCAACCCAGTTGTCCCCGTTGAAAAACAGGTTCATGTATTTAAGCTTTCTTGGTAATGCCATGTTCTTCCCCTTACGCTGCAGCGCCTGCTTGCAGCCAGTGAGTAGGGCAGCGGCTACGCACCGCTGCGCGTTTAACTATTAAGCCGCGGCAACAGCTGCAGCAAAGTCGATTAAGTAGCGGTCTGTAATCCGCTGCTGGAATGCCAGGTCTTCAAGCGGCGGCACAGGCGTGTAGTCGTAGTCGATGTACAGCTTGCCTGCCTTCAGCGTGTCCTGGTCGTTCAGCTCTTCGTTGTACCAGGCTTCACCGTTCACGATATAACCCAGCGAACGCAGCTCGCGGAACTTGGCGTTGATACCTTCAACGATGTCTTTAACCAGCGTTGGGGTAATTGGCTTATCAACCGCCCACATGTGCGCTTCTGCAATCGTGTCTGCAAGCACTTGAGCGGTGCGGGTGTAGTTCTCAAACGCAAAGAGTGGGTCATCTGATGTAGTGCGAGAGCCCCAGAAGCGAAAGCCATTTGAGCGAATCAGCGTGGTTACATCGTTGCTATTGAGGTAGCCGGCATCAGTTGCAGGGTCCTGCAGGTCAAAGAAAATGTCTTTCGTAATGCCGTCAACGCCGTTAACACCTACGTTCGAAAGGGTTTTATGCCAGCCAGTTTCGCGGTCGATTTTAGCCCGCAAGCCAAGGGCTACAGCCGAAGCCCAGAGGGCGTTGCTTTCGTTGGCGTTAACATCCCATGCGGTGAAGTCTGGCCAGATAACCATGAGTTCACGCGCTGAGAAGTTTTCGCGGTAGGTCACAACTTCTTCTTTGGTTTGGCAGTCGTTTGCGTACACGTAGCCGAACGCGCGTAGCTTTGCTGCAATCGCCGCTAACTCACTCGCCACAGCCAAGGCATCAAGCCCAGGCGCGCCGATGATGCGAGGTTTAACGCCAAGCTTTGTTTCTGCTACCAGTAACGCTTGCAGGCCGGTGTGCTTGCCTGTTTCGTCAACGGTACCGATAACATTTGAGGTGGTTTCTGATTCGTCAGCGCCTTCTTCAACGCGAACAACCACCACCATGGGGTTGGTTTGGGAAGTGATTGCGCGCAGGGTTTTGCTTAACGTGCCTTCGGTACCGGCTTTGCCAATCGCGGCTTGCGGGTTTGTTAAAAGCACCGGCGTGTTCAGTGGGAACTTCTCTGCGTCTGCATCGCTAGCAGTGGCCACAAAGCCAATGATAGACGTCGCTACGCTGCGAATGGTGCGGGTGCCTTCGTTTACTTCGACAACTCGCACGCCGTGATGGTATTCCATAGGGTTTCTCCGGTCCGGTTGGTGGAACAGTTCGTTACATGCAAGGCCAAGTTTGCAGCGTTGTTGCGGGGCGGGCTATCTGGTGCGGTTGTAGGGAGTATGCTGACAACGTAAAGGGCGTGACAGGGGCGGCGAGCGCCCCTGTTGGGTTGGTTTAGTCTTCAAATAGAGGGAATCGCGCTTTAATTTCTTCGACCTTCGAGCGCCACGCCTGTTCTGCCTCGCTGGTTTGGTCAAATTGCCACTCCATGTATAGCGGGTCAGACTCTTCGCGGTACGCTTTTTGACGCTTACAAAGAACCTGTTCGCGCTCAAAATTGTACTGGCTTTGCACCGATTCAATTTGCTCCTGGTTCATGCCAAGGTTTTGCATGTAATCAACGCTGCGGTCGGTGTGCGTCACACCTTTGTAGATATAGCTAAAGCTCATGTTTAGTTCTCCTGAACGGTTTTGTGAATAGCGCGGTGCGCAAATTAAAGGTGTTCGCGTGACTGGCGTGGCCAAGC